TCACGCATTTAGAGACGAGTCTAAGCAGTCTGTGTTCAACCTAACAAAGATATACCAGCAGATCGACTATAACGACTCTCTAATTAAAGAGAAGTTCTTAACTAGGGGTTACTTCCATTGGAAGAACGGTGAGAAGGATACAGAGGTTGTATGGACACCAGATAAAAATGGTAGGTTCTTGGTGTCTTGGATACCAAAGCCAAATTTAAGGAATAATGTTGTAACAAGAAATGGGAAAAAATATCCAGGTAATGAGCACATGGGAGCGTTTGGTTGTGACCCTTATGACATATCGGGAGTTGTTGGAGGAGGTGGCTCTAACGGTGCTCTCCATGGTATGACAACGTTCCATATGTCTGACGGTCCAACAAATGAATTCTTTCTAGAGTACATAGCTAGACCTCAGACTGCTGAGATATTTTTTGAGGATGTGTTAATGGCTTGTCATTTTTATGGGATGCCTATACTAGCAGAGAACAACAAGGCTAGATTGTTGTATCACTTTAAGAATAGAGGATACAGGGGGTTCTCTATGAATAGACCCGACAGAAATTTAAATAAAATGTCAAAGACGGAGCTAGAGATTGGTGGAATACCTAACTCAAGCGAAGACGTAAGACAGGCACACGCATCTTGTATAGAGTCTTATATAGAGGAATACGTTGGATTTGACATTGAAGGAACATACAGAGATCCAGATACTATTGGTTCGATGTATTTTAACAAAACTTTAGAAGATTGGGCTAGATTTGATCCTAACAATCGTACAAAATACGATGCTTCAATTAGTTCTGGTTTGGCTATTATGGCAAACAGAAAGCATATGTTTACTCCAGAGAGAAAAGAATCAAAAATTAGTATTAAATTTGTAAGATATAACAATCAAGGCAGTCAAAGCAAAATTATAGAATAGAATGGAGAAACCATCTGTTATCATATACCAAAACCCGTTCCCAAGCCAAATGGTTTCGGAAGAAGAGAAGCAAACCGCTGAATATGGTTTGAAGATCGGTAAAGCCATTGAGGGAGAGTGGTTTAAGAGAAAGAACAATACATGTAGATTCTATGATCAATGGGGTGAGTACCATAGACTTAGACTTTATGCTCGTGGACAACAACCAGTCCAAAAATATAAAGATGAATTAGCTATTAATGGTGACATGTCTATGATGAACTTAGACTGGACACCAGTTCCTATTATACCTAAGTTTGTTGATGTTGTTGTCAACGGAATGTCTGACAGATTATTCAAGGTTAGAACTGAAGCTCAAGATGTAATGTCTGCCGAGCGTAAGAACATATTCCAGGAGATGATCGAGTCTGACATGATAGCTAAGGATTTCTTGACAATGACAAAAGAGCAGTTCGGAGTAGATGCTTTTAACGTTGATCCAGAAGAACTTCCTAGCACTGATGAAGAGCTAGAGCTATACATGCAGATCAAGTACAAGCCAAGTATTGAGATAGCTAACGAGGTGGCTATTGATACTGTATTTGAGATGAACAGATACGATGAACTTAGAAAACTAATGAACTATGATTTAGTTACTATAGGTGTGTCTGTTGTTAAGCATTCATTTTTAGTTAATGATGGACTTAAGGTAGACTATGTTGATCCAGCTAACTGGATTCATAGCTATACAGAAAAGAATGACTTCTCTGATTGTTACTACTTTGGTGAGGTTAAGCAGATGCACTATACTGAGGTTCTTAAAATTGATCCAACGTTAACTGAGGAGCAACTAAACGAGATCAGAAATAGTAGTGCTGCTTGGTATACGTATTTTCCTATTATTAGAAACTATCAAGATGATTACTTTACAAATGAGATTGTAACTCTTATATACTTTAACTACAAGGCAAGCAAGAAATTTGTATGGAAAAAGAAATTACTTGAGAATGGTGGAGAGAGAGTTATTAGAAAGGGTGACGAGTTTAATCCACCAATGGAGGATGGAATGCCATTTGAAAGAGTTGAGGCAGTTAGAGATGTTTGGTATGAAGGTGTTCTTGTAGCTGGTACAAACATTATCCTTAAGTGGGAGATGATGCGTAATATGGTTCGTCCAAAGTCAGCATCTCAGAGAGCATATCCGAACTATGTTGCATTTGCTCCAAGAATGTACAAGGGAGCAATGGAGTCATTGGTAAGAAGAATGATACCTTTTGCTGATCAGATTCAGTTAACACATTTAAAGTTACAACAGGTAACTGCAAGAGTAGTTCCAGATGGTGTATTCATTGATGCTGATGGTATTAATGAGGTTGATCTTGGTACTGGTGCTGCTTATAACCCAGAGGATGCATTAAAGCTTTACTTCCAAACAGGTAGTGTTATTGGTAGAAGCTATACTCAAGACGGTGAGTTTAACAATGCTAGAATTCCAATTCAAGAACTAAGCACAAATAGTGGTCAAGCTAAGATGTCATCTTTGATTAACAACTACAATCACTATCTAAATATGATTAGAGATGTGACTGGAGTTAATGAGGCAAGAGATGGAAGTATGACGCATCCAGATGCATTAGTTGGTATTCAAAAGATGGCAGCTATGAATTCAAACACTGCCACTAGACACATCTTAGAAGGAAATTTAAACATTACAAAAAGATTAGCTGAGTGCGTATCTATTAGAGTTGCAGACATACTTGAATACTCTGACTTTGCTGAAGAGTTTGCTATGCAAATTGGTAAGTATAACATGACTATTCTTGAAGAGATTAGAGACTTATACTTATTTGACTTCGGAATATTTATTGATCTTGATCCAGATGAGGATGAAAGACAAATGCTTGAGGCAAACATTCAAGTTGCTCTACAACAACAAACAATTGACCTAGAGGATGCCATTGATATTCGAAATATCAAGAACATTAAGTTGGCCAATGAGTTGCTTAAGATGAAGAGAAAGAAGAGAATGGAGAAGCAACAGCAGGACAAGCAGATGGAATTCCAAATGCAGATGCAGACTAACATGCAGTCTCAGCAAGCTGCTGCTGAATCCAAGGCTCAACTTTTACAGATGGAAGCTCAAACAAAAATTCAAATCAAAGAGGCTGAGGCTAACTACGAGATAATGAAAATGCAGGCTGAAGTTGAAATGAAGAGACAGCTTATGGATCTTGAGTTCCAGTACAACATGCAGCTTAAGGGCATGGAGGCAGATCAGTTAAAGAAAAGAGATGAGGATAAAGAAAAAGCAAAAGACAAAAGAGTCGACATACAGGCATCTAGACAGTCAGAGCTTATAAACCAAAGAAAGAATAATCTTCCTCCAATTGATTTTGAAAGTACAGAAGATTCTCTTGATGGATTTGATTTAGAATCTTTTGAACCTAGATAATAATGAAAAGAACAACAAAAACAACAACTAGATCTAAGGTAAATATCGAACCATATGTATCTGGTAATGCAGATAAAAATAGATTTGATGTTAATTACGGAGTAACTCTATCTAAAGGTCCAGTTAATTTTAATATTGACCAAAGTGTTGGAACTGGATATAAACCAGAAACTACGTTTACACTAGGCGTAAACATTCCAATTACTAAAAGAATAAAAAATAGAGGAAGTAATTAATTATGGCATACATAGAGCATAATTTTTTCCCATTAAAAGTATTCGTAAGGAACGAGTACATGTATCAGTTCACTAAGGGTCATGGTGAGTTTACTCCTGGAGTAATAATGTCTGTAAGATGTATGCCTGGTCAGGCTGCATTGTTTCAAGTTCTTCTTGAGAATGGTGTAATGAGAGACAAGCTACCATCTCACGCATTATTAACTGAGCCTAAAACACCATATCCAGATCTCCCGTTTCATTATCTTCAGATATGGAATTGTTTCTCTTATAACTTTACACTTCTACATTTATCTTATGTTTATGACACTAAGGTTGATGTATACATGAAAGATCGTAAGTGGTATAGCGGAAGTTACTATGCAACAATAAACTGGGGATCAAATGACTTGAACACAGATCTATCATTAGCTGAAGATCCATTAGAGCATAAGTCTCATCATATTATACTACTAGACAATGGGCAAATAGCGTTGCAGCCTAACAACAGAATAAAATGGTCTGAGCCTTCTTTTGTTACAAAAACATTCCCAGAAAAGCCAGACTATTTAGTCAATAGTGAGTACTTTAACTGTGAAGGATATGAGAAGTGGCACACCGAGGATTCACAGGCAATGTTCTACGAAAACGAATAATAAATTATTTATTAACTTTGTAAAAATTAAATTAAATAACAATGGATCAAGAAATTAAAGTAAGGGCTGTAGATTTTGAAGAAAAGTCTGTAGCTGAGGTAGAAGAACAACTACTAAAGCAACATGAGGAAACTACTGGTGTTTCATTAAGTACTGATACAGTTGATACTATTCAAGTACCACAAGAAACAGTTGAAATAGTAGATACTTCTAATGATACAGTGGAGACTATTATTACAGATGATAATACGCCAACAATTGTTGACGAAATTGACGATAATAAAGTTCTTTCATATATTGGTAAAAGATACAACAAGGAAATCAGTAACTTGGATGAGTTATTTGAGCAGAGACAACAGAACGAAGATCTTCCAGAAGATGTTTCTGCATTCCTTAAGTATAAAAAAGAAACAGGACGTGGAATCGAAGATTTTATTCGCTTGAATAATAACTACGATGAAATGGACGAAGACTCTTTGCTTTTTGAATATCAGCGTGAGCAGAATCCAGATCTAGAACCAGAGGACATAAAGTTTGATGTAATGGATCGTTTTGCTTATGATGAAGACTTCGATGATGAAAAAGAAATCAAGAAGAAAAAATTAGCAAAGAAAAAAGAGCTCTCAAAAGCTAAGAAGTACTTTAACGACCTTAAAGAACAATACAGAGTTCCACTTGAGTCAAGGGAAACATTTGTTCCACAGGAAGAAAGAGACACTTATGATGCTTTCAAGAGATATAAAGAATCTTCCAAGTCTATAGAGGAAGAAAACGCAAAAAGGTCCCAGTTCTTCTCAAAGAAAACTCAAGAACTTTTCTCTGACAAATTTGAAGGTTTCAAGTTTAATATAGATGAAAATAAAAAGCTAGTTTACAAGCCAGGAGATCCGAAAGCCTTAATGCAAGAACAGAATGATTTAAAGAACTTTGTTTCACAGTTCTTGGATGATGATGGTTACCTTGCAGATGCTGAAGCTTTCCACCGTTCTATTGTGATAGCCAAAAACCCAGATAAGTTTGCCAAATTTTTCTATGAAAAAGGAATGGCAGATGCGGTAGGTACTGTAGCCAAAGAGTCTAAAAACATTGACATGACTCGACAGGCAACACAAGTAACTCCAACTGATGGTGTTAAGATTAAAGTAATAGAGCCAGACAGAGGAAGTAGATTAGTAATTAAAAAACGTTAAACTTTTAAACTTTTAAAAAATGGCTGGTACATTAGCAGTGAGTCCTGGGGTAGCAATTACTC